GTTTGTTATCCCCCACCGAGTCCTACGCTATAACCAGTGTAGGTCTAACCGCGGCACGTAAAAAGCATCTACGTACCCGCGGTACACAAGTCGTCCAGAACCACGTCGATACGTAGAAAGCTGACCAGTCTTTTCATGACTAGCCAGCTCCTGCATATCTTTCATGGTCAAACGATTCTCAGTGGGTAGTTTCCTTTGATCGAGCCGGTATAATGCCAGTGCGAGCGCGGGATACCAGTTGAGGTTGTAGTTAAGCCTCAACCGGAATACTACCCTTTTCCCAGCTTTAACCCTATTGCATATGATGACGGAATCGTCATCACGGTCCGTTCGCGCTAAGCGCTTGCGAACCGCACTAGGTATCCGCTGTATAACAGAAATCCAAGCAGCCCTACACCGCCTATCACAACCGAAGTTACGATTAAGGCGGTTAGCAAGGCGGCGGATTCCGTTAGCCAATGAGATAATAGCTGCCACATCTTGTGGGACCTCCTTTACAAAAAGAGGTCGGACTGGGATTCCCTTCCACCAGTCAGCTCCGCAACTTTCTCTGAAGTTTCCTTCAAAGAATGATTTTCTGTAGTTAACAGAGAATCCTGCTGCGGTTAAGACGGTCCTAACCTGGGTAAAACAGTCCGACGGGGTTATAATATCATCCCCATAGACTAGAACCTTAAAGTTAGGGTGGATTTGGTCGACAATCGCCTGAGTAAGAGCCCAGAAAATTAAGGACTCAAGCTCAAATGCGAATCCGTTACCCATGCTACAGTATCTTTGGAGCGGAATCACTTCGTTATCAAAGTTAATGTAATGGGTGCGGCAGACGTCCATAGCAAAAACCCAATCGTGTGGTAACAACCACTCGACGAGCCTTTTGCATATGGTGTCGCTTGCATTGGATAGATCGATAGTAGCTATGCTATTATTAATAGATCCAATGCGTGCGGCATTCTGGTTCGCATCCTGTGAATTGAGATTGATGCCGACTCGCTTCAAGCGAGACCGTATCATCGATCCGATTCCAAGCTGCATAAAACCGTTCATTAAGGGTTGAACCTCAATGTTACGAAACGTCTTTGCGTCCTTGGGGACTTGTGAATAACTACCACCGGGAACGATATCGACCTCCAGTTCTGAATCAGAACCGTAGGTCAATGATCGTTTCCACGCAGGAGAAGATTCAATCAGCTCCCGCGCAAGTAGCGAGCAGGTCCCCGTCACAGACGGTTTGCTGCTCAACTTCACGTATGGACTCTCGCCGGGGATCCCTAAGGATTTCCCAGGTCCGAATCTACACAGTGTCATCCACTCTTTTGGGTCAAAGTCCCCTAGGAGAAGCGCTATTTTACGACGAGCGGCAAAAAAAGCCGTCTCTGTCGCCAATGTTGGGAGATTTACCCTATCACTGGAGAGCTTCTCAAAGAAGACATTTGACTCAGCGCACGCTAGTTCACATTCTAAGAAGGTCTTTTTCGCCCGATCGGATAGGACATCATCCTTACCGGGAAACTGGAACTTCCTTAGAAAGCTAACAGCCGTTTGGTCATTGAAGTAGTCACTACCTTCTAAATAATTAGAAGGGGTGACACTTTTTTCGACCAGTTGGCCGTACTCCTCATACTTAACGAGGAGGTAACAGCTAAGTGCGACAGGCGTATCAATGCCTGTAAAGAGCGACTGGGCGGTGGAAAGAACTTGTGCTACGTTCAGCTTAGTGCCGAGTGTAGCAAGTATGCTATCCCGTTTCCGGGAAGAAACTTCACGTTTCTTTTTCATTGTCATACTCCGAGTTGTTAATGAACTGGGACATCCCAGTTCAAAGAATGGAGAAACCCTATGTTACCACGGGGTCTCGCCGTTCTCAACGGCTGCTTGAACAATTGCATCATCGATGAACGCACGGACCCGAGCGAGGATTTCAAGTCGCTCGGGGCCGGTAGCGGCCAACGGTGTTACAATGTTGAAGTCGGCAAGGCAAGTGTACTTCACCAAACCAGTAACTGCGTCGATGGACGGAATCTTCACGAGACCGGCGACACGGCGCGTTGTCTGATTCTCTTTGAAGGTCAACGTCGCGCGCGACTGCGCGCTAAGTTGACCGAGCGTACGATCGACGTAAATAGCTTCCTTCCCGGTAGAAACCAGGATAGGATAGTAATTAACGGCGACAGCCGCTTGGTTTTTGAGAACCAGAGTTGTTGCGTTAGCCATGATATAGGCTCCTTTAAAAAGATCATTATTTAAAGACCTGAGATAAGAGCGAAATTGCATCAGTCGCTCTTTTCGGGTTGAGTCCGTTTGAAAAAACGGGCGTCACGAATGGTCGTGTTGTAAGAGCCACCCGACGGTAGAATTTATGTTCTGTACTGGCATAGCCAGGTTCGAACGTAAAAGTCTGTCCGCCGGAGGACCACGAGTTCGCATATCCCATGGCACTTTCATTGAGCATTTCTCGGTAGGCTACACAGCCTGCTAAGAACTCGCGACCGTTCCAAGCGGTTAAGCTTGAGATGCAGTCGCCGACGTTGACAAACCAGTCAACGACGAATGAAAAAGGAACCAATTCCCACGCAAGTGAGAGTGGGTCGGCCAGTCCGAGACGATCAGCATTAGCTACAGTTTCGTTGGTAATTTTATACCAAAACGTAACTTTAACCGAAAGTTGATCTTCGGACTTGATCCGATTCCAGTGAGTTCCTAATCCTGGAAGAGTACTGCTAGAGGCACAGCTAACGCCGTAGTCCTTTAGAATGACCATCCCTTGTTGCTGGGATGTCACTTTCTGTACCATTGGGCGCGTCTTCTGATTTTCGAAGTTCGCAACCATAGTACCATAAACAGTACTCAACAGAGGCGTCCACCCGTAACGATAAGCCAGCCAGTTATCAGCGAATGCTTTGCGCTTAGAGACTCCTTTCGGAACTCCGCACGCAAGCTGAGAAGCAGCTGCCTTAAAGTTACCCTTTCGAACAGCCCGTGCAGCACGGTATATTCGAGAGGCGGTGCTAGCAATCATATCAATCGTTTGATTGGCTTCTGCTAGCGCTTCTCCCAGACCCCCAGTAGACTGACGCATTCTTGATTCAGCGTCAGCAACGGCTTTGCTAAAAAGCTTAGCCCAACGGGGGTCGTCGACAGGAAGTACCCTTGACCCAGAAAGTCCTATGTCACTCAGTAATGAAAAATCACTGATGACTTCGGACGTACTCGCAATCCAGCGGGGTGGCACCTTAACCATCTTCTGATACTGAAGATTTAAGGCAGTCACTCTTCTGGATAGAATCGAGTAATCTGTCGGAGGTAAATAACCATGCGTTTCGAGAAACGCTTTAGGAATAGGACGACGCTCTGAGTTCTTCGAGATCCAATGTGATATGTAACGGAAATACTTCTCCGTACACACTCCATTAGAAGTAGACGAACGACAAAGTATGTCAGCTTCCTTAAACAGCGTATCTTTCCACGCCATGGCAAGTACCTCCCAGGTTGGGTCCCGTAAGGGAACACGGTCTAACACACAGTGTTAGAGTAAATAGACGCACCCGTTTCCAAGAACACTAGAATTAGAAATATACCCTAGTGTTACA